TCCTCTGGTACCCTTGTCAGCACAAGGCCTCCGTGCCCGATCACCCCTGCGTATTTGCCGTCTGCAACTACGGGAAAGTCCTCTTCTGGATATTCGTCAGCTCTTACTAATTCATACCCGGATCTCAAGCGTCCTTGTATGTTTTTCGTATCGACAAATCCCAGGATTTCTACCCTGACCCATCTGTGTCTGTAGCCATTTGGCGCGTTGGGCGTATCTAAGTACGATGGTGGAGTCCAAACTTTTGGTCTCTCTTTTGGAGCTACCGTTTTTGCTTGTGCTTCAACTTTTGTTGAATCACTTTTTCTAGCTTGGCTCGCACGAGTTGGTTGTTCTTTTTTCATATGCCTATACCTCCTTCGTGTTCATAAGTTGTTTCGCATACTCTTCTAATGGCACTCCTAATTTTCTCGCTATTGCGACCTGTGATGAAGTGAGTCTCACAGATTTTCGACTAGTCTTTGGACTACGCGTTGCAGAGGCAACGGTTTGTGTAGGTTTACTAGTTGGTTTGTCCTTAGATGTATCAAATTTATGCGGAAATTCAAGTCTTATTCTTTTATCTATTTCCTTATAATATTCGTCAGATCTAGGGTCAATTCCTTCTTCTTCAGTAAGTTTTCTATGCAAATCAAATGCTGTGTATGTCATTGCACTATCCTTACCAAACCACTCATTACTTTCAGCCCACTCTTCTGCCTTTGGATCAGGCGGAGTTTGAGCTTGTCTTTGTGGTTGTCTTTGTGGTTGTTCAACAGGTGTTTCTTTTGCAGCTGTCTCTTGCATTTGATGCTGAGTTTTAAGTTCAGCTAATTTACCCTGTTCATAACCAAGTTGAGAAATGGCAGCCAAAGCTTCTGTTTCAGCTTTAGGATCTTCTGCTTGTCTAGCCGCTCTTAATTTTTCTTGAGCTGCTGCAATAGAAGAAGTAATTCTTCCTTCCATTTCTGTAACATAATTTTTATCTAAAGAATCTGCTGTAGTTTTAAATTGGTCTCTTTCCTTTTTAACACTTTCAGCATAACGCATAGCCTCTTCTTTTTGTCTTTCGGCTTCACGCATTCTTTTCGTTAATTTAGCTATTCGCTTTTTAACGCCTTCAGAATACTCTTCAATTTGTTTACTGTTATCTTCTTGTTTATTATCTTCTTGAACAGCAGGCTGCTCCACAGGTTTCTCAGATGAGTCACCGGCGCTACCACCGTCTTCAAGTTTTGTTTCACGTTCATTTTCATATGTTTTGTCCTCTTGTGGTTGTTCTACAACTGTTTCTTCTTTTTTTTCTTCTGGCAGTTCTACCTCAGCACCTGGACCAGATGTGTCGATATCAACTGTTTTCTTTTCTTCTTCTTGCATAGTTTTTCTCCTTATCTATGTTAAAATTCGTGGAATATATCTTCAGGGTTTTCCACGGTTGCTAAAACTTCATCATCATTGAGAAGTCTTATCTCACCCCCATCTATTTTAATTCGTGATCCAGCATATCTTGCAAAGATAATCCAATCACCTTTTTTACACCAAGGACCTTCTGGGTATCTTTCTTTATCATAACAGTGTGGTCCCATTCTTAAAACTAAACCACAAGTTGATGCTACTTGTGATCGTTCTACTGTTGTATCTGCTAATAGTATTCCGCCTTTTGTTTTTTCTTTTTGTTTAAAAGGTAAAACTAAAATTCTCCAACCTGTTGGTTCAGGAAGCTTTGACGATTCATCGATTTCTTTTTTTTCTGATTTTTTTACACCAACTAATTCTTTATTTGGTGTTATTATCTTTTGTTTTGATACTGATAATTGTTCCTTCGCTGTCATTTTGCTCCTTTGTTTTTAGCAGGGTGGATATTTCCTGTAATAAATACTGATACGTTCGTATCTGACCTAACATATAGTTGTATTTTTCCATATTGTCAACACCTCCAGATGTCATTGTAACAACCACATCATCGTGTCTCATTTTAATTACTTTTCTAATTTTATCTATAAAATCCATTATAAAGCGTCTCCTTTCTCTGGTTCAAACTCATCTAACACATCTAGTTTTTCTTTAGATTGTGCTATCTTATCTATTAATTTATTTACTTCATCAATATGTTGTGGGTGTTCTCCAATACCTACTGAATTACTTAAATAAATATTTACAGTAGCATCTGCTTCTGCTATTTCGGCTTCGTATCTAGCTCTTAGTGCGTTTAGTATTGCTCTTCTCATTTCTTATTGACTCCTTTCCTTTTTTAAATATTGCAGCGACTTGTCTTTTACCCATAACTTTGGCACGCTGTTCTCCAACAGTTAAAATTTGAATTTTTCTAGCAAACGGTTTACTAATTTTTTTAACTTTCGCAACCGTCTTGCGCGCATCCGTCGGCGTTGCGAACTTAATCCCAACAGTGTCACGCGGGTTTTCATCAGTGTAAAGTCGTCTACCATGTTTTTTTCCAGGATGTTTTCCTGTGCCTTTTTTTGGATCAGCCATTTAACATTTCCATCTTCTACGAGCCTGTCTTAGTCTTGAATTAGGATCTTTCGCAGCTTTAGGAAATTTTTTCATTTGGCCTGCACTTCTAGCACAATATGATTTACGTCGTTTAGCAGCTTTAGATCCTGGTTTGACTTTGCCAGTGACCGCTGTTTTTAATTTAGAACCGGGATTTGCTCTTCTATAGGCAGCGACACCGGCTCGTGTCATACCTGCTCCAGACTTTGTAGATCTGAAGTTCTTCTTATTTCTTGCAGGCATGTTGTCTTGTTTTCTCAAACTAGACCTCCCATGCTCATACTTTTTCTTTTTGCAAATGTTTTTACGTTTGTTGGTTTTGGTCCTGTATTACCTGCTGCTCTTTTTCGTCTGACAGCACTCGCCCTTTGCGAGTCGCTCATCCGTGTGGCTTTGGCAAGTGGGACGCATTTTGGATACTTCCGTTTCGAGTCTGCTTTTTGTTTTGAACGGCCACATTTTGCGAATGAACCATCCTTTTTTTTGGAACCAATATCTACCCATTTTTGATCAAACCATTTTTTTAAACCAGCCATTTTATGCTCTTAGAATTTTTTTATTCATTCCTTTCTTACAGATTCCACCACCTCTAAAATTTATTCTACCACCGTCTTTTTTTCCAGCAGGTTTAGGTCCTTTAAAATCTTTTCTTTTTACACCAGAGGGATCTTTAATTTTACCAGCACAAATTTTGCTAGCATAGGCGTTTGCGTATGCTGAAGGATATACCTTAAATTTTCTTTTCGCTGCCGACTTTCCTCTAGGACAAAGCTTAGTCATTATTTTCTCGCTGTTTGTTTTGCTCTTTTAAAGTTTGCTGCAGTTGGTGCACCCTTTGCACCTTTCTTTCGCATTTTACCCCCACGCTTTCTTTTAGCATGAATGTTTGCATATAAACCTTTTCCGGCCATTACTTCGCTCTTCCGCCGTTTTTCATATAACCCATTTTGTTTCTAACTTTTCTGGGTAATTTTTTTAAACCTTTTTGAGATGGTTTAACTTTCTTTAAAGCTTTACCACCTTTTTTCATCATAGGTCTTTTCATCATCATTGTTCCAGGCATTATTTCTTCCTCATTTTGTTTGCTTGTTTTTTCTTTTTAGCAAAGCCTTTTTTAACTCTGCCACCTTTTTTCAGTCCAATATCAAAACCCCCAGTGTTTAAACCAGGTGATGCCATTATAGATTGTCCAGGTATTCTATTAGCACCTATTCGATCGTTTCTTTGTTTTTGCATAAAAGCTGAATATGTTTCTTTATTTGGAAATCTCATATTACCTTTTGTGATACTACCATCATCACCAACAATAATTGATTTCATATTTCTGTTTGCTTTAGGTGTTATGATTTTAAAAGGTGAGGTTTTAATCGCTTTAGCTTCTGGAACATCCATTGGCATTTTCATCGTTGCCAAATCTTTACCGCCACCTTCAGGCATAATATTGGCTGTCTCTGTACCCTTTCCTCTGTTAGATAAAGCTAAACCACCTAATATTGCAGCGACTGTTGCTAATCTTCTATTTCTTCTTCTAGATTTTCTACTCATTATTTTTTACCTCCATTTCTAAAAATTTGTGTACCCTTTATACCATATATACTCGCCACTACAAGGATCCATAAATTAGTGAACCATGAGGGGAGCTGCGAGAACATGTCGAAAAACAATTTTACCTTGTCCATTGCTGTTGGATCGTCTGATACAACTGCCCAGGCCAGCACCAACACGGGCAAACTTAAAATTATCAAAACTGCCTCGTCTTTCCAGTCTGATTGACGGGCTTCTAAAAGTTTTCCCTGGTAAGCTTCTTTGCCTTCGGCCATTTTCTGAGCATGCAT